TCCCAAGCATCTTTAATTTCTCCTGCTTGTTTTAGTAGTTGTTTATATGTAATCAGATCATCTACTTCTATTATTTTAAAATAAGTATCACACCAATTAATAGTTTCGTTTATTAATTCATCACTTGCTTCATTAATAGTTTTACCCATTTTAAATTCTATTATCTTTCTTACAATACTTTGTGAAGTGTTTTCACTTGACCATACAACAAATCTTAATTTGTGTTTTATTGCCCATATCGTAAACAGATACATTATAACAGTAGTTTTACCTACGTTAGCGTGACCAATTAGTACATTAAAGTTCCCTTGCTTGTAACGCAAGTATTCATCTATTTCAGGTACATCTATTTTTAACCCTTCTTTTACCCTGCCATATTTTATGTCAAGTATTCTATCTTGTATGTTCTTTGCTTGTGCTATCATATTCTTGGTTTTGCGTATTTTCTTTCTGTATCAATTCCTTGTTCGTTTCTGTTTGGATTATATTTATAACCTAATATAGGGTTAACGTTATAGTTCCAAAAGTCATCTGGTAATTCTTCACCTTCTTTTAATTTTTTTAGCATTTTATAAAGGTATAAAAAAAAAGGGGTAATTAAACCCCCTTATTATTGTTGAACTATTTTTAAAATGGTAAATCAGCTTCTTCACGTGCTGGTTGCTGCTGTTGATTAGTAACCTCATTTCTTTCAGCTACCGTTATATCACCACCTAACCATCGTACTGCACCATTACCTAAAGATGTTGCTTTTGCTTTAGCTTCTCTTTCTTCTTGTGTTTGGCTTTGTGTAATCCAAATATTATTACCGTACTGTGATTTGTCTTGTATCATCATAGTAATGTTTAAATATTGGTTACCATCTTTACCTTTTACAATCTTGCTTTTATCAATCGCAGATAGATTTAAACTGCCTGATAATATTGCTACGTTCTTTTTTTCCATAAATTATTATTTGATAATTTTTGTAATTAACTTTTATATATACGTTTTTTACTTTACAGTTTTGCAAGTTCATTTTCTATTTTACCTGAAACTTTATACTTGCTTTTAATAGCTTCTACACTACCACCCCCTTTTATAAATTCTATTGCTTTAGAATATTCAGGTGTGTTCTGGTTTAACCATTTCTTATCTACGGTTACACCACTTGCTACATTTGCATCATCATCAACAGCTTGTAAGCCTAAAAGACTTGCCAAAGTATATCTACGATAATAAGTTATACAACTACCTAACTTTTGTGGATCAGATATTTCTGGTAATTTAAGTGCTGATATTACACCACCTGTACCATCAATACAAATTAACTTACTATAAACACAATCTTCTTCTATCGGTTGTAATAAAAGTAATTTGTGTTTTTTAAGTAGAGGTTGTAGTTGTTTAATTAATGAATTAATATCAAAGTATTTTGATTTGTAAAAAGGATTCTTTGCATCCTTACTTATTGTACCTATTTCTTGTTGTAGGTTAAATAGTTTTATGTTAACGTTTGTTTCTTTCATTGCTTTGTTGAGTTAAAATTAATTGATTCTTTAATTGTTTCAGATCGTATTGCAGTTCTTGTACCTTGCCATAGAGTTCTGCCTTTGTATAATTGTTCATATTGTAAAGATAGTAAAAAATAATTAACAAAAAAAGGGCATCATTTCTGACACCCTTCAAACAAAGAACAAAATTACAAGAAAGAATCAAGTAATACTTTTAAGCCTATCGTTATTTAACTTTGCTTCATAATCCTTTATCATTTCTTCAAGTTCGTAATTGGTAAACTTAACTGTTTCTTTACTTTTCAAATATAATACTTCTGCTTGATCTTTACCTAAAAAAAGTGAAAATTTATATTGTTCACCTTGCCTAAACATATTACAACCTACACATTGCGTCTTGATATTACGTTCATCCCATCTTGTACTGTAATGTTTTCTACTCATAAAATGTCCTGCTTGTATTTCTTTCCAATGTTTTACTACACCACAAGTTACACAAGTACAATATCCATTTTTATCAGCACTACTTATTCTTATATATTTACTAAATACTGTATCAAGTTTCTTTACAAGTTTACTTCTTGAAAGTTTTTTAGGCACTTGTTAAATCTTTTTCATTCATATGTGCTTCTAATATATAACCATCTAAAGGACTTATAATAGATATAGCTTTGTATATTTTTCTACTAATAGCTTTTACTTTTTTCTTATCTGTAGTTGTAGAATCAATACCTAAATTACAATACATATAAGCATCTTCCATTAGTAGTTCATCTACTTTTCTTTTAGTAGACCAAGTTTTATAACCTTGTATTTTTCTAATTTTATCTTCTGTAATCATTATTTATAGTTATACAAATATTATTTACATTCCCACTACCCACCAAAGTTACACGCTTTTATTTTAAAATGTAAACTTTTTTTAAAATTAGTTTTACACATTATCTACCTTGACCACGATATTTTTTAACGTAGTTTTTAGAAGATTTAAGTTTAGATTGTTTGTTTTTACTATGTATACCCTTACGTTTAACCTTAACTTTTTTATAGTTAATAACTATTTGCTTTGCCATTACTGATGCTTGTTATTTCCAAATACTTTTTCTACTCCACGACTACCAAAATACCCACCTATAACGATAGATAATAAACCTGTAATACTATCTAATGGATAACCTAAATACCAGCCTATAACATAGCTTATAGTTAGAAACACAAGGGTTAAAGGACGTACATTAGAAGATAACCAAGAACCACTACGTGCATCTGCTACCCAACGTCTTGTAATACCATCTATTTCGGCACGTTCTATATCAAGTTTTTTAAGTGCTAAATCTTTGTCAGCATCACTCATTTCAGAACCACCAATAATAGCTTGTATAACATTACCTGCAAGTGTATCACCTGCTACTGCACCAACTACATCAGGTATTTTGTTAAGTAAGAATTGACCTACTTTAGTATCCTTAAATTTCTTTTTTTCAGCCAAAAGTTTTTACTATTAAAAATTCTAACAAACGAAACATAATATAACCTGTTATTAATTGTTCCATAGTGTGCTTCCTACCGTGTTAGTAAGTCCAGACTGAATTTGATTTTGAAGAATCGGTATCGCAATGTATGAAGGTTTTAGCAATTCCCAATCGTTTAAATCCTGCTCTAATAAGTGCGTTAAGAATAACGTATCTTTCATTGCCTGATGCAACTGCAATGTCAGCTGCAAAACCGTTGAGGTGTGATGAGTTTTGTACACCTCCAACTTTTTGGTTATGTTCAGATGTTCTATATCCACTTGTGATCTTAAATGGTATTCCTGCAATTTCACGTGCATTGTTGAGCAACTCAAGAAAATTACTATCCATATTAACACCACTACCTTTGTGATCTGGTGAATCAAATTCATCTAACGTAAAGTATTTCATTTTTTCAACTTACTAATTTCTTCTTTTAATTCGCTAAATTTTTGTTCTAATGCGTCAGGTATTCCGTCTTTGTCTTTGTCGGTAAAAAGACCATAAACAGTTAAACCCATCATTATTGCAGTAGCAAACATTATTATTGAAATTATAATTATTAAAACATCCATATTTATTTATTTAGGTGTGAACTATCACAATAACCTTCTGCGTTATTTGTGTATCCACATTTACATTTAGGTTTATTTTTCATTTCTATTGTTTTTGTCATCAAAGTCCATTGCTGCTTTCAGTATGATTTTGTCCATCATATTGTCCTGATTTTGTAACATTTCTCTTTGTAGATTTATAACCATTTCCTCTAGTCTATCTTTAGCATCTACTAGCATACTTATATGATGTTCTTTTTTTTCTATTGTTGCTTTTAATGCGTTTATATCGTCTGGCTTTGTTCCGCTTATAGCACTTATGAGAATTGGGATTGAGGCAGAAATCGACCCTATCAACATTAGCACAATTTCCTTGTTAGATTCTAAAACTGGAAACTGTACAAACGTTATAATAATACCTACTATAAAAAAGAATATAAGGAGGCTTCCCAAATAGCTTCTTATCTCTTTTGCTGCGCCGTTTTTAGGTAATGTCATTTTAACTTATCTTTTATTTGTATTATAGTCCATACTAAAGAAGCTATTAATACCAAAGTTGATAGAATCATATTTATATTAACTAGACTAAAGCCAACTGCCATACTATTTACTGCCCAAAGTCTAATATTTTCCATTATGCTATTGCTAAATAAATGTATGTGCCATTATTTATATCACTATTTGTTCCATTAGTAGAAAACCCATCAGATAGAAAATCTATATCTATAGAAGCAGCATCACCTTCTGCATCAGATAAATGAGCTTGTAAAAATTTAGTTCTTGGGTTTGATGTATCTCTTTTATTGTCTAACATAATCCAACCTCCTACACCATTAGTTCTTTTTATCATTAAAAAACTAGGTTCAAATCCTGTCGTGGTTATTTTTTCAGTTGTATCCCCTGTATAACTCCCTATCTTCTGATAACCTGCTACGTTTTTAAAACAATAAGCAATCCATTCAACAGTTGCACTTGTCCAATCATTAGTAAAAGTTGTAGATGTGACAGACGAAAAACTTGACGCCCTTCCTACTACTGCATCGCTACTATTTAATCGCATATAATTACCTGTGCCTGAAATTGAATTATAAACTTGCCAATTGAAAGCCCCATCGACACTTTTCAAAAGTATTAAATCAGGCGCACCCAATCCGTGTCCTACATTACTTGCACCGGTAGATGTAAAATTAACTATTGAAAATCCTGCATCTACATTTTTTTTAATAGTTGCTGTATTTGTACCATCGTTATTTGTTTCTGAAGTAGGAGCGTACCAACACCAAGCGACATAATTTACACTTGATATATTTACCCCATACAAGCCATTATCACTTCCTAAAGAAAAACCATTTGAATTAAATGAAGTTAAAGTATTTGCAAGCGTGCCA